TTAATAAAACTCTATACCCGTAATCTTCAATGAGTTCTGGCGCTTCCCTTTAATTCCTTTTACATATTCAAAATGAATGTTTTTGATTGCCATCTTTATGAATTCAGTTTTTAACTCATCTTCCATTAATTCCCAGCCGTTTAGCAATGAATACTTGAAATTTTTAATCTTCTCATAGTTAAAAGTCTTACCCTTATCATTATCCTTGCGCTTTTCATACTCATGTATTTCTTTGTCAATACGACTTATTATTGGAAAAGCTTCATCCTTATCCATCATACCTTCTATAAAAAGTGTTTGACATCTAGCGCGTTCTTTTCGCAACTTTTCAATATCGATGCCGACATCTTCTATTTCTTTAGGTTGGTTTTCGATTTTATATGATGTTAAATCAAATTGTTTTAGATAATTGTAAAATTGTTTTAAAACCTCGCCTTCGTCGATGTTACATGCATTTTTATTTTTAGTATTTTTGCAGTTAGAACAAAAGTATAGTTTAGAATACCAAACTTCTTTATTTTTAGGCGTATGCTTGACTGTGTTTAAAGTCAATTTCTGGTTACAGTTTGGACATAATAGTTTACTTCTGAAAATAGCGTTATGTTTTACGATTGTAGAGTTAGTTTTTTCACTTATCCTTAATTTTATTTCTTCGTATTCTTCTTCACTTATAATAGCTTCGTGGGTGTTTTCGACGAATATGTCACCGAAAACAAGATGACCTCTAGCTACCGGACTCGTTAGAGCATTGCCTATAACTGATCTGTGCCAGTTTTTACCTAAGGGTGCTTTGTATTTAGAGTTGTTCAATTTTATAGTTATTTCTCTTAAACTAGTACCTTTTTTCGCTTCTTCTACTGCAAATCGTAATACTTTTTTATATTCATTAGGCACAAATTTATCGTTTACTCTGTCGTAATAGAAAGGAGGGACAGTTTTAGCTAACCCTTTTCTAGCTGATGCGCGTCGACCCATTGCAGTACGCTCTTGAATTGTAGTACGCTCCCACTCTGCCATAGCACCTACTAATGTTACGAACAAACGTCCCATAGCAGAAGTTGTGTCATATACTTCTGTTGCGCTCCTAAACAACACGTTTTTATTCTCAAACAATTCTAGTATCTCTAGTAAGTCTTTAACACTTCGAGTTAATCGATCTAGTTTATAGACTAAAACCAAATCAAAATTATCTATTTCATTCAACATTTCTTGTAAAGCGGGTCTGTCTTTTTTAGCTCCGGAGTATCCAGCGTCAGTATATACTTTATGAATTTTCCAGTCGTTTATGTCGCTGTAAGCTCTTAATTTTCTTTCTTGTTCTTCGATAGAGTGTCCTTTTTCTTTTTGTTCAAGTGTACTCACTCTAGTATAAATTGCTACTTTCATGTGCTCCCTCCTCAAAATTGGCAAAAAATAATAAGGGTAGGCGGGCTACCCGTGAAAATTGTATAAAAAAGAGAGAGCGCAGATGCACCCTCTCATGTCGCAAATATTTCAGCGACTTGTCTAATTTGAAGCTTGCCGCAAATATTTCAGCGGCTTGTTTTGTATATATGTAATATACCATCAAAGAGAGTGTAGTTCAAGCGATTTAACTAAGAAATCTAATTTTTATACTATTTTCAATTTTATCTACTGTTTCTTTTGAATATGATATTTCTCCGGCAGGGTCATACCTATTAATTTTCGATATTCTATCCTTGCTGATTGTAGTGATATTTAAAACGTTAGCATAGGTCTTTTTATACTTGAATCGCTCATATCTTTTGCGAACCTTCGAATATTTTTTGAAGTCGTCATTCAGCGATTTGTTTTCATCAAGTAATTTTTGATCGTATGGGTTTTCTGCTTTTGACACCTTTTCAAGATTGTTCATGATTTTTTTAGCTAAATCCTTACCCGTTACGTCCATTTTTTCCAATACTAAAGGTAACAAATCTTCTTCGATATGCACATTGAATTTACTTCTGGAAGATGTAAGTGGAACTACCGTTAATATTGGATTTTTATTTGAATCGTGATTATTAAGTACCATACAAAAATGGTTTCCAGAAAACTCTCTGCCAACATTAACACCTAACTTTACATAAATTATAGTGCCTTTTTTATATCTGGTGTAACTTTTGTTTTCTTTTAACAATCTAACTTCATCCAATAAAAACTCTGAATATTCAAGACACCATGAATTCATATATTTAAATTTGTAAATCTCGCTATTTTGAATCTTTTTAAAATTATTAACTGCTGTTTCTAAAGGTGCGTTCTCTTCCATCCCTCATCCTCCTCACGCCACACAAGCGCTATTAATCAATATCCAATAATTGTTGTTTTTTCTTATCGAACTCTTCCTGAGAAATTACTCCGACATCTAATAATTCTTTATATTTTATTAATTCATCAGCAACAGAAAAACTCATTTTTTCAGAATTGGATGGTTTCATAGAATTTTCTCGAATAGAGATTTGTTCTTGTATTGTTTCCGCCATTCTAGATACAGTGTTTTTTGATATGCTTCCTATAGCGATACTTGATGAACCGTGATGTATAATTATTTCGCCAAAAAGAAGTCCTTTTTTATACGAAACAGAATTGATTTTCTCGAATGGAAATTCATGAAATTTCAAACCATATATCATACCTTTATCTAAGAATAACAATCTTAGATCAGTACATACTATTAAGTAGGTATTATTATTGTACAATCCCGAAGTTACATACATTATGTTTTCATTATCTTTTAAAATCATAGGCAGTTCTTTCACTTCTTTTTTTGTACCAAACAAATCCTCTACACCTATTTCGCTAAATCTTTGGTAGATTTTAGATAAGTTTTCGTCAGATTTATTGATTTCACTTTCAAATTTCACTTCTTTTCTAGGTTTACTTTGGTATTCTTTTAAAATTTCTCTTTTGTCTTCAACAGATAGTTGCTTGTATTGTTTCTTTTCTTCTTTTGTTTTAGTTGCTAAATATTGACTCTCAATCATACTTTCTTTGAACGTTAATCTGCTCTTAGGTAATTCTTTCATGTTCATTTCTCCTTTATTTTTTGATTGTTAAATCGTTAGATCATAAGCATATTTAAATTCATTTATAAAATCAGATTTGCTTTCCATTTTCTCTTCTAAAAAACTTAAGTAGTTTTCTGCGTGGTAATTTTCGTTATTTGACATATAGTCGTTTAACCCATTGTGTATATGTCTTCTGATTACTTTTACCGCTATATGGATCGCTTGAAAACTCATTTGATACTTGTACGAAATTTGCTCAATATTAAAGTTGTTTATATATTTGTATCTTATATGTAAAGGAAACAATAAACATGAAGCAAATGAGTTTGCTTCATATTCTTCAGCAATCCTTCTATAATAATCTTTATATGTGAATGTTTTATTTAAATTAACTCCAGTATGTCCCATTATAAAATGACCATATTCATGAGCTAAAGTAAATCTTAGACGATTCATAGGCAGTAAATCGTTATAAACTATAATCGCTTTGTCTCCTTTTCTAATATGAAACGCTTCTTCTGAACCGAAAATAGAAGGTATTTTAAAATATAAAGTGCCAGTATTCTGAGAAAATTCAGAGAAAGTCACTAATTTAATACGTTTATCTTTTGAGATAATTTCAAATATATCTAAAGGAAAAGATAAGTTATATAGACCATTTGTGATCTCGTAAACTGCTTTCGCAGATTTAAAAAAAGATTTTTCATAATTTAATTTCAATTAAAAAGCCCCTTTGTTACTTAGTTAAATCATCCCAATCATCAAACATTGCTTCTAATATAGTCAAAGCTTTTTGCCTTTGTGCCTCCGTCATATTTTCTGTAGCTCGATGCATAATAAGAATATCTTCACTTTTATCTTCTCCGGAGTACTCATCTTTTTCTCTACCTAATAAGTAATCAACTGATACATCGAAGTGATCGGCAATTTTTTGCACCTTATCAATGCCTGGTTTGGTTTTCTCCCATCTTCTGATTTGTCCGTTTGAAAACCCTAAAGTTCTCTCTAATTCAGCAAAAGTCATACCTTTTGAATTGCACAAATTACGGATTCTTTGTACTAGATTCATAAATTTCTCCTATCACAGATTAACTTTTTCGCTATTTTTGTTGACAATTAGCATAAAAGTTAATATACTGTATTTAAGCTTTAAATTTAGCTTACTAAACACATAACAATTATTCGTTGGGGAACGAGTATTCAATACCTTTATGACAGGCATTACGAATTGTTATAGGTTTATTAAACTATGCTTAAATATTAGCATAAAAGTTATTGGTGTTCAACAGATAATTTATTTGCTTAGAAAAAATGTTATAGGAGGTGCTAATATGTCGACAACAGATTTCGGCTTGAAAGTGAGAACGGAATTATTAAAACGCAACATGACAAACAAGCAACTTGCGGAAATGCTAGAAATTTCAAGTGCTTACTTATCGGATATTTTACGTGGACGTAGAGATGCTTTTGAACAAAAGAAACGTATTGCGAAAATTTTAGAAATTAAAGAAGAGGTGAAGAGTTAATGAATGAAATTAAAACTTTCAGTAACGACATGTTTTCAATCTTAATCAAACAAGATAATGAAAATAATTTATTCGATTTAGAAACTGTCGCAAAAAGTTTGGGGTTCACTCAGTTTAAAAACGGCAAACAATATATTCGTTGGGAAACTATCAATAAATATTTAGGTAAATATCTTTCCCAAGAAGTTGGGAAAGGCGATTTCATACCAGAACCAATGGTATATAAGTTGGCTTTCAAAGCAGGTAATGCTGTAGCAGAAAAATTTCAAGATTGGTTGGCGATGGAAGTCCTACCAGCTATTCGCAAACACGGTATCTACGCAACAGACAATGTAATTGAACAAACATTAAAAGATCCAGACTACATCATTACAGTGTTGACTGAGTATAAGAAAGAAAAAGAGCAAAACTTACTTTTACAACAAGAAATCGGAGAACTAAAACCCAAAGCAGACTATGTAGATGAAATCTTAAAGTCAACTGGCACATTAGCCACAACTCAAATCGCGGCAGACTACGGTATATCAGCACAAAAGTTAAACAAACTACTACACGAAGCTAGACTACAACGAAAAGTAAATAAACAGTGGGTGCTTTACTCAGAACACATGGGCAAGAGTTACACAGATTCAGACACTATAACAATTGTGCGTTCTGATGGCAGAGAAGACACAGTTTTACAAACTAGATGGACACAAAAAGGCAGATTGAAAATACATGAAATCATGACTGAATTCGGTTATGAAGCTAATTTAGGGGGAGCGTAAATGACACCAGAACAAAAAGAAAAGCTAAACAATATAGTATTAACACTTTATGCAGTTAAAGAAAACAAAAGTCAAACATACACATACAAAGATACTCTTACTGTGACATATGCAGGCGAGATTGAGCACACTTACGAAGTCGACAGAGAGAAACACCTTGAATCAATGATTGAGTGGGCAATTGACCAAATCGAACAGCACTTTGATTTAGACGAAGAAGAATAACACACAATTGAACAAACAACTTAATAGGAGGAATTATCAATGAACACACTATACAAAACAACCCTCCTCATCACAATGGCAGTTGCGACTTGGAAGGTTTGGAAGATTGAGAAAAACACAAGATTTAAACTTAGAAATTTTGATTATCCAAAAATTAATAATGCTCAGAGCAAATCATTGTTGGATATTGCTAGTCACGATTTAAAAGATATTTAACTGTATTCAAAATTTTCATATCTTGTTGAGCTTTTAAGCTTTCGTATAAAGCTATTGAATAAATAATTTCGTAAGATACGTTTTCAGGAGCATCTTCTTTCAACTTATTTATTCTATCTCTAAAAAAGTCACTGTCACCACCGAATTCTTTTTCGGCTTGATTACTAAGTTCACCAAAGAAATTTTGAAAATCATTAAATTCCATACTTATCACCTCCTTTCACTAGGAGATAACTAAATTATACACGAAAGGAATGGTAGAAGTGCCACCACACATTCAACAAATGTTATACGAAATCCAGTTAAAAGCTGGTATACCTCAAAAATTAATGGAAATGCAAGGTTTGATAAACGATGAAACAACCAAAGAGGAGAAAAAAGAAAATGAGTAACATTTATAAAAGCTACCTAGTAGCAGTACTATGCTTCACAGTCTTAGCGATTGTACTCATGCCGTTTCTATACTTCACTACAGCATGGTCAATTGCAGGATTCGCAAGTATCGCAACATTCATATTTTATAAGGAATACTTTTATGAAGAATAAAAAAACTGCCACTTGCGTCAACAAGTAACAGTGACAAACATTTATCAAAATATACAACTTAATTAAATCAAAATATACGGAGGTAGTCAACTATGGCTGAAAATATTAAAACAGAACAACATTATTACACTAAAGATTTCTCAGGATACAGAAATGAAGAAGATAATTTTGTAGCAAATCAAGAATTGACAGTAACAATCACATTGAACGAGTACAGAAAACTTATTGAAATAAAGGCTGTTAAAGATAAAGAAGAAGATACTTACAGAGGTAAGTATTTTGCGGAAGAAAGAAAAAACGAAAAATTGGAAAAAGAAAATATAAAACTAAAAAACAAAATTTATGAATTACAAAACGAAGAAGATAACGAGGAGGACGAAGAAGACAAGGAGGACGAGAACGATGTATTACAAAATTGGTGAGATAAAAAACAAAATTATAAGCTTTAACGGGTTTGAATTTAAAGTGTCTGTGATGAAGAGACATGACGGTATCAGTATACAAATCAAGGATATGAATAATGTTCCACTTAAATCGTTTCATGTCATAGATTTAAGCGAACTATATATTGCGACGGATGCAATGCGTGGCGTTATAAACGAATGGATTGAAAATAACACAGATGAACAGGACAAACTAATTAACTTAGTCATGAGATGGTAGAGGGGGATTAACTAATGGCTAATCTATATGAGCTATCAGAAGCATTTAAAGAGATGTCTAATCAAGATGAATTAGATCCAACATTACTAAAAGATACATTAGATTCTATCAAAGCAGAAATGAACGTCAAAGTAGATAACATTGTCAATTGGAGACGTGAAACTTTAGGTGACATAGATGTCATAGATAAAGAAATTAAGAGACTTCAAAATTTAAAAAAACAAAAACAAAATTTAACTGATCGTTTAAGAGATTACTTAAAAGAGATGTTAGAAACACAGGAAGTAGATAGTTACCGCACAGCTACTAATCATATTTACAAGCGCAAAAACGGGGCTAGTAAAAATATTATCGATGAAAAACTTATTCCAAAGGATTATTGGCTATCACAAGCGCCAAAGCTTAATTCTAAGCAACTAATCGATGATTTGAAAGCTGGCAAAGATATTCCGGGTGCTGAATTAAAGGTAACGGAAAGTTTGGTGATTAAGTGATGAGTGAGGAACAAGACATTTTACAAGAACTAGGTATTGAAGAAATTAACGAAGATACTCAGAACTATTATTCAATTATGGTATATGGCAAATCAGGAACCGGAAAGACGACTTTAGCCACTAGAGAAAACAACGCTTTTATTATTGATATTCACGAAGATGGCACTCAAGTAACGCGGCAAGGTTTTGTGAAGAGGGTCGACAATTACATTGCTTTTAGAAACACAATTGCGAGTATTGAATCGATTGTAAATACAGCTAGACAAAGAGGAAAGTTACTTGATGTGGTTGTAATTGAAACAGCACAAAAGTTAAGAGATATAACGCTGACTCATGTGATGAACACGCACCAAGTCAAAAAAGCAAGAATTCAAGATTATGGGGAAACATCTAAATTAATTGTTAACTCGATTAGGCACCTATTAAAGGTTAAAGATAAGCTCGGATTTCACGTTGTGCTTACAGGACATGAAGGGCTTAACTCAGAAGATAAAGATGAGAACGGAAAAATTATTAACCCTAGAATATCAATTGAAGTACAACCGGCAATACACAATAACTTAGTAACTCAGTTCGACATTATAGGACATACATTTATAGAAGATCATACAGATGAGAACGGAAATGCGACACACGACTATGTATTTTCTGTAGAACCTTCTAATTTATATACAACTAAAGTTAGGCATAATCCGCAAATAACAATCAATAATCCAGGTATTAAAAATGCTTCAATTTCAAAAATTATAGATATGGCACAAAACGGAAATTAATAAAAAACTAAAAAGGACGGTATAAAAATTATGAAAATCACTGGTAGAACACAATACATTCAAGAAACTAATCAAGAGGCATTCATGAAAGGTGGGGACTTTTTAGGAGCTGGAGAATTTACAGTAAAAGTTGCAAATGTCGAGTTTAACGACAGAGAAAACAGATACTTCACGATTGTTTTTGAAAACAACGAAGGTAAACAATACAAACACAACCAATTCGTCCCACCATTCCAACAAGATTATCAAGAAAAACAATATATCGAGTTACTTAGTAGATTAGGAATTAAATTGAACTTACCAGATTTAACTTTTGACACAGATCAATTAATTAACAAAATCGGAACTATTGTACTTAAAAATAAATTTAACGAGGAACAAGGCAAGTATTTTGTAAGACTCTCATATGTAAAAGTTTGGAATAAAGACGATGAAGTAGTTAATAAAACAGAACCTAAAACTGATGAGATGAAACAAAAAGAACAGCAAGCAAATGGGAAACAGACGCCAATGAGTCAACAATCAAACCCATTCGCTAATGCTAATGGTCCAATAGAAATCAATGATGATGATTTACCGTTCTAGGACGTGGTTTAAATGCAATACATTACAAGATACCAGAAAGACAATGACGGTACTTATTCCGTCGTTGCTACTGGTGTTGAACTTGAACAAAGTCACATTGACTTACTAGAAAACGGATATCCACTAAAAGCAGAAGTAGAGGTTCCGGACAATAAAAAACTATCTATAGAACAACGCAAAAAAATATTCGCAATGTGTAGAGATATAGAACTTCACTGGGGCGAACCAGTAGAATCAACTAGAAAATTATTACAAACAGAATTGGAAATTATGAAAGGTTATGAAGAAATCAGTCTGCGCGACTGTTCTATGAAAGTTGCAAGGGAGTTAATAGAACTGATTATAGCGTTTATGTTTCATCATCAAATACCTATGAGTGTAGAAACGAGTAAGTTGTTAAGCGAAGATAAAGCGTTATTATATTGGGCTACAATCAACCGCAACTGTGTAATATGCGGAAAGCCTCACGCAGACCTGGCACATTATGAAGCAGTCGGCAGAGGCATGAACAGAAACAAAATGAATCACTACGACAAACATGTGTTAGCACTGTGTAGACAACATCATAATGAACAGCACGCAATTGGCGTTAAGTCGTTTGATGATAAATATCACTTGCATGACTCGTGGATAAAAGTTGATGAGAGGCTCAACAAAATGCTGAAAGGAGAAAACAATGGGAGAAGTATCGTGGATAAAACTTAAAGTTGGCATGTTTGATGACAGCAAAATCAAATATATCGAAGCTTTACCCGAAAGAGATACGATCATAACTATTTGGGTTAAGTTACTAACTTTATCAGGAAAGTACAATGAACAAGGTTATATTATGCTATCCGAAAACTTGCCGTACAACGAAGAAATGTTAGCAAATGAATTTAATAGACCTATTAACTCAATAAGGTTAGCAATTCAAACTTTTGAGACATTGGGCATGATTGAAAAAGTTAATGGTGTCATAAAAGTGACAAACTGGGAGAAGCATCAAAGCTTAGATAGCAAAGCTAAGCATAAAGAAAAAAATAAATTGCGACAACAACGCTATCGTGAGAAACAGAAAAAGTTACTAGAAGCAAAACGTAACGTTACCGTAACGTTACGTAACGATACAGAAGAAGAAGAAAGAGAAGAAGAAAAAGAAGAAGAATATAAGAATAAAGAAGAAAGAGAAGCCGTCTTCTCATCTTCAATAAAATATATAATTGCAAATTTGGATGATAAGTTAACACCTAATCAAATGGAACAATTAGGGTTTGCTATTGATGATATAGGTACAAACGCTTTTGAAGTTGTAAAAGTAGGTGTTGAGTACACTAAAAGCAAAAGTGCGCATGGTGGCTATTTAATTAAAGTTTTAAACAACTGGGCTAAAGAGAATGTCAAAACAAAAGAAGATGCAGAAAATAAAATAGCACCTAGAAAAAATACTACTGATGATGTCATTGCACAAATGGAAAAAGAATTGAGTGATGACTAATGCCGATGAGCAAAACACAAGCATTAGAAATTATTAAAAAAGTTAGGTACGTATACAACATTGATTTTGATAAACCGAAGTTAGAAATGTGGATTGATGTATTAAGTCAAAATGGAGATTATCAACCAACTGTAAAAGCGGTAGATGTTTATATCAACAGTAACAACCCGTACCCGCCTAACTTACCAGCAATCATGCGTAAGGAACCTAAAAAAGTATCTATCGAGCCAGTAGATAACGAAACCGCTACACACCAATGGAAAATGCAGAATGACCCCGAATATGTCAGACAAAGAAAAATAGCGCTAGATAAGTTCATGAATAAGTTGGCAGAATTTGGGGGCGAAAACGAATGAATTACGGACAATTCGAAATTGAAAGTACAATAATCGCTACGCTACTTAAACAACCGGACGTATTAGAAAAGATAAGAGTTAAAGATTACATGTTTACGAACGAAAAGTTTAAAACCTTTTTCAATTATGTAATGGACGTCGGAAAGATAGATCATCAAGAAATCTATTTAAAAGCAACTAAAGATAAAGAATTTTTAGATGCAGATACTATAACTAAACTTTACAACTCCGATTTCATTGGATATGGCTTCTTTGAACGTTATCAACAAGAATTATTGGAAAGTTATCAGCTCAACAAAGCTAACGAATTGGTAACTGAGTTCAAACAACAACCTACGAACCAAAACTTTAACAACTTGATTGATGAACTCAAGGATTTAAAAACAATTACTAACAAAAAAGAAGATGGAACCAAGAAGTTTGTTGAGGAGTTTGTCGAAGAGTTATACAGCGATAGCCCTAAGAAGCAAATTAAGACGGGTTACAAGCTAATGGATTACAAAATAGGGGGATTAGAACCATCACAATTAATCGTCATCGCAGCGCGTCCCTCAGTGGGTAAGACAGGTTTTGCATTAAACATGATGCTGAACATAGCACAAAATGGATACAAAACATCTTTCTTTAGTCTCGAAACAACCGGCACATCGGTATTGAAACGTATGTTATCAACAATTACTGGTATTGAGTTAACAAAGATAAAAGAAATCAGGAACTTAACGCCGGATGACTTAACAAAGTTAACGAATGCGATGGATAAAATCATGAAATTAGGCATTGATATTTCTGATAAAAGTAATATCACACCGCAAGATGTGCGAGCACAAGCAATGAGGCATTCAGACGGTCAACAAGTTATTTTTATAGATTACCTTCAACTGATGGATACTGATGCGAAAGTTGATAGACGTGTAGCAGTAGAAAAGATATCACGTGACTTAAAGATAATCGCTAATGAGACAGGCGCAATCATCGTACTACTTTCACAACTGAATCGTGGTGTCGAGTCTAGACAGGATAAAAGACCAATGCTATCGGACATGAAAGAATCAGGCGGAATAGAAGCAGATGCGAGTTTAGCAATGTTACTTTACCGCGATGATTATTATAACCGTGACGAAGATGACAGTATCACTGGCAAATCTATTGTTGAATGTAACATAGCCAAAAACAAAGACGGTGAAACCGGAATAATTGAATTTGAGTATTACAAGAAGACTCAGAGGTTTTTCACATGAATATCATGCAATTCAAAAGCTTATTGAAATCGATGTATGAAGAGACAAAGCAAAATGACCCGATTGTAGCAAATGTCTATATAGAAACTGGTTGGGCAGTTAACAGATTGTTAGACAATAACGAGTTATCGCCTTTCGATGATTACGACAGAGTTGAAGAGAAAATTATGAATGAAATCAATTGGAAGAAAACGCACATTAAGGAGTGTTAAAAATGCCGAAAGAAAAATATTACTTATACCGAGAAGATGGCACGGAAGATATTAAGGTCATCAAGTATAAAGACAACGTAAATGAAGTTTATTCGCTCACAGGAGCCCATTTCAGCGACGAAAAGAAAATTATGACTGATAGTGACCTAAAACGCTTCAAAGGCGCTCGCGGGCTTCTATATGAGCAAGAGCTAGGATTACAAGCAACGATATTTGATATTTAGAGGTGGCACAGTGAGTAAATACAACGCTAAGAAAGTTGAGTACAAAGGGATTGTATTTGATAGCAAAGTAGAGTGCGAATATTACCAATATTTAGAAAGTAATATGAATGGCACTAACTATGATCGTATCGAAATACAACCGAAATTCGAACTACAACCTAAATTTGGGAAGCAAAGACCGATTACGTATATAGCCGATTTCTCTTTGTGGAAGGAAGGGAAACTGGTTGAAGTTATAGACGTTAAAGGTAAGGCGACTGAAGTTGCCAACATCAAAGCGAAGATATTCAGATATCAGTATAGAGATGCGAATTTAACGTGGATATGTAAAGCGCCTAAATACACAGGTCAAGAATGGATGGTATATGAGGACTTAGTGAAAGTCAGACGTAAAAGAAAAAGAGAAATGAAGTGATTTAATGCAACAACAAGCATATATAAATGCAACGATTGATATAAGAATACCTACCGAAGTTGAATATCAGCATTTTGATGATGTGGATGATGAAAAAGATGCACTGGCAGATTACTTATATAACAATCCGGACGAAATACTAGAGTATGACAATTTAAAAATTAGAAATGTAAATGTAGAGGTGGAATAAATGGCGAAAACAGCAAGAATTGTAAGGATACATGATAAACCTTATAGGTTCAGTAAATTTGAAATGGAATTAATTGAAAGTCACGGTATAACACCTGGAATGGTTTCTAAAAGAGTAAAAGACGGTTGGGAACTACATGAAGCAATGGACGCACCAGAAGGCATGCGTTTAAGCGAGTACAGAGAAAAGAAAACAATAGAAAGACTGGAACAAGCTAGACTCGAACGCAAATTGGAAAGAGAGCGAAAGAAAGAGGCAGAGCTAAGAAGAAAGAAGCCACGTTTGTTTAATGTACCTCAGAAACATTCACGTGATCCGTACTGGTTTGATAATACTTATAACCAAATGTTCAAGAAGTGGCAGGAAGTATAAATGCCTAAAACCGATAACGCACGCAAAGAATACTTAAACCAATTTTTCAGATCTAAGAGATATCTGTATCAGGATAACGAACGAGTGGCACATATCCATGTAGTAAACGGCACTTATTACTTTCATGGGCATATCGTACCAGGTTGGCAAGGCGTGAAAAAGACATTTGATACAGCGGAAGAGCTCGAAATATATATAAAGCAACATGGTTTGGAATATGAGGAACAGAAGCAACTAACTTTATTTTAAGGAGATGTAAAAATGAAAATCAAAGTAAAAAAAGAAATGAGACTAGATGAATTAATTAAGTGGGCGCGAGAAAATCCGGATCTATCACAAGGAAAAATATTTTTTTCAACAGGATTTAGTGATGGATTCGTTCGTTTTCATCCAAATACAAATAAGTGTTCGACGTCAAGTTTTATTCCAATTGATATCCCCTTCATAGTTGATATTGAAAAAGAAGTAACGGAAGAGGCTAAGTTTGATAGGTTGTTAGAGGTATATGAGATTCAAGAAGGAGTCTATAAATCCGCATTACACAAAGGTATCAGTTTGAACGAACGTTTTGAAGACGACAATATTTTTCCTACTAAAGCATTCTATATCTTAAACGATGACATGACGATGACATTGATTTGGAAAGATGGGAGATTGGTAGAATGAACTATGAAACAGGGTTCCAACTAAGCGTAATGGACGCTAGGTTGAAGAAGATGAGAAAACAACGTGATGAGTACAAGAAGCAACGTGACGAGCTTATTGGGGATATAGCTAAGTTAAGAGAGCGTAACGAAGAGTTGGAGATCATGTGGCGCACAGTCAAAAATGAATTGCTTGGAAGATACGAATTTTACCGTTTTAGACTTAACGAACTACAGATTGAGAGTAGAGCGAACAAGGCAGTAGCTATAAACATGGGAGCTAAAATCAACGCAAGTGCTATATTGTACCGAATGGACAAATTAGACGGAACAAATGAGTTCTACGAATTTTTAGGTCAAATGGAGGAAGACACTAATGAATAACCGCGAACAAATCGAACAGTCCGTTATTAGTGCTAGTGCGTATAACGGTAATGACACAGAGGGGTTGCTAAAAGAGATTGAGGACGTGTATAAGAAAGCGCAAGCGTTTGATGAAATACTTGAGGGAATGACAAATGCTATTCAACATTCAGTTAAAGAAGGTATTGAACTTGATGAAGCAGTAGGGATTATGGCAGGTCAAGTTGTCTATAAATATGAGGAGGAATAGGAAAATGACTAACACATTACAAGTAAAACTATTATCAAAAAATGCTAGAATGCCCGAACGAAATCATAAGACGGATGCAGGTTATGACATATTCTCAGCTGAAACTGTCGTACTCGAACCACAAGAAAAAGCAGTGATCAAAACAGATGTAGCTGTGAGTATACCAGAGGGCTATGTCGGACTATTAACTAGTCGTAGTGGTGTAAGTAGTAAAACGTATTTAGTGATTGAAACAGGCAAGATAGACGCGGGATATCATGGCAATTTAGGGATTAATATCAAGAATGATGAAGAACGTGATGGAATACCCTTTTTATATGATGATATAGACGCTGAATTAGAAGATGGATTAATAAGCATTTTAGATATAAAAGGTAACTATGTACAAGATGGAAGAGGCATAAGAAGAGTTTACCAAATCAACAAAGGCGATAAACTAGCTCAATTGGTTATCGTGCCTATATGGACACCGGAACTAAAGCAAGTGGAGGAATTCGAAGGTGTTTCAGAACGTGGAGCAAAAGGCTTCGGAAGTAGCGGAGTGTAAAGACATCTTAGATCGAGTTAAGGAGGTTTTGGGGAAGTGACGCAATACTTAGTCACAACATTCAAAGATTCAACAGGACGCAAGCATACACACATAACTAAAGCTAAGAGTAATCAAAGGTTTACAGTTGTTGAGGCAGAGAGTAAAGAAGAAGCGAAAGAGAAGTACGAAGTACAAGTTAAAAGAGATGCAGTTATTAAATTAGGTCAGTATAGTATTTGTTTTGGACAATTTTAGAAATGATGATGACTATTTAACGATAGAAAAAGATTATGGCAGAGAACTTGTATTGAACAAAGGTTATATAGTTGGGATCAATGTTGAGGAGGCAGATGATGATTAACATACCTAAAATAAAATTCCCGAAAAAGTACACTGAAATAATCAAAAAATATAAAAATAAAACACCTGAAGAAAAAGCTAAGATTGAAGATGATTTCATTAAAGAAATTAATGATAAAGACAGTGAATTTTACAGTCCTATGATGGCTAATATGAATGAACATGAATTAAGGGCTATGTTAAGAATGATGCCTAGTTTAATTGATACTGGAGATGACAATGATGATTAAAAAACTTAAAAATATGGATTGGTTTGATATCTTTATTGCTGGAATACTGCGATTATTCGTCGTAATCGCACTGATGCTTGTTGTCATATCGCCTATCTATACAGTGGCTAGTTACCAAAACAAAGAAGTACATCAAGGGACAATTACAGATAAATATAACAAAAGACAAGATAAAGAGGACAAATTCTATATTGTATTAGATGATAAACAAGTCATCGAAAACTCAGACTTATTCTTCAAAGGAAAGTTTGATAGCGCAGACATACAAGCTAGGTTAAAAGTAGGTGATAAAGTAAAAGTTAAGACGATTGGATATAGAATACACTTTTTAAATTTATATCCGGTCTTATACGAAGTAAAGAAGGTAGATAAAAAATGATTAAACAAATATTAAGACTATTATTCTTACTAGCAATGTATGAGCTAGGTAAGTATGTAACTGAGCAAGTATATATTATGATGACGGCTAATGATGATGTAGAGGCGCCGAGTGACTTCGCAAAGTTGAGCGATCAGTCTGATTTGATGAGGGCGGAGGTGTCAGAGTAGATGTATAGCAAAGAGTCAATTGTTAATATGATAGGCACACATAAAATGAAGTGTAATGTATTAGCTGATGTAATACCGGAATATGATAGCAATTCAATTGCACAGTATGGCATACAAGCAACGTTGCCGAAACCACAAGGGGAAAACTCAAGTAAAGTTGAAGATGTTGTTGTGAGGCTTGAGAGAGCAAATAAAAGGTATGCTCAGATGTTAAAAGAGGTTGAGTTTATAAATCAATCGCAACAGAGATTGGGACACGTTGACTTTTGTTTCTTAGAGTTATTGAAGAAAGGTTATAACAGGGATGCGATTATCAAGAAGATGCCTAACTCTAAATTAAATAGAAACAACTTCTTAGCGCGCCGTGATGAGTTAGCAGAAAAGATTTATCTACTACAGTGACGAAAATGACAAAAATGACAGAAATGACGAAAATGACACTATTTTTAAACTGTGAATTAATTTTATATAATTGATTTGTAAGAATTATCTTAAGACGTGGGGTAATAGCCACATTAGATGTTCTCATCGATGTGATTGAGAAGTGACAAACATATAAAAGATGATATGTTACGCTATTAATCACCTACTACCTGCCTATATGGTGGGTAGTTTAATTCTTGCATTTTGAGTCATAACTATTTTCCTCCTTTCACATTTATTGAACGTAGCTCCTGCACAAGATGTAGGGGCATTTTTTATATTTAAATAACTAGAGTAATTAACGTAAAGGCGTGTGATACAGTGAAAACAATTGATTAAATTAACACCGAAGCAAGAAAAGTTTGTGCTAGGACTCATAGAGGGCAAGAGCCAACGGAAAGCATATATTGACGCAGGGTATTCGACTAAAGGTAAGAGTGGGGAATATCTAGATAAAGAAGCGAGTACACTTTTTAAAAATCGGAAGGTTTCCGGAAGGTACGAAAAATTGCGTCAAGAAGTAGCTGAACAATCAAAATGGACACGCCAAAAGGCCTTTGAAGAATATGAGTGGCTAAAGAATGTAGCTAAGAATGACATTGAAATAGAGGGAGTGAAGAAAGCGACAGCTGATGCATTCCTCGCTAGTTTAGATGGTATGAATAGAATGACGTTAGGTAACGAAGTTTTAGCTAACAAGAAAATAGAAACTGAAATTAAGATGCTTGAGAAGAAGATTGAACAAATAGATAAAGGTGACAGTGGAACAGAAGATAAAATCAAACAACTTCACGACGCAATAACGGAAGTGATCGTCAATGAATAAACTTAAATCTTTATATACGGACAAACAAATTGAAATATTGAAGCAAACGCAAAAACAAGATTGGTTTATGTTAATTAATCACGGAGCAAAGCGTACAGGTAAAACAATATTAAACAATGACTTATTTTTACGTGAGTTAATGCGTGTGCGAAAGATAGCAGACGAAGAAGGAATTGAGACACCTCAATATATACTTGCTGGTGCAACATTAGGTACGATTCAAAAAAACGTACTAATAGAGTTAACTAACAAATATGGCATTGAGTTTAATTTTGATAAATATAATTCATTCATGTTATTTGGCGTTCAAGTGGTTCAGACAGGTCACAGTAAAGTAAGTGGTATAGGAGCTATACGTGGTATGACATCGTTTGGTGCATATATCAATGAAGCGTCGTTAGCGCATGAAGAGGTGTTTGACGAGATTAAGTCACGTTGTAGTGGAACTGGTGCAAGAATATTGGTAGATACCAACCCTGACCATCCCGAGCATTGGTTGTTGAAAGATTATATTGAAAATACAGATCCTAAAGCAGGTATACTGAGTCACCAATTTAAGCTCGATGACAATAACTTTCTTAATGATAGATATAAAGAGTCTATTAAGGCTTCAACACCATCAGGTATGTTCTATGAACGTAATATCAACGGTATGTGGGTGTCTGGTGACGGTGTAGTATATGCCGACTTTGATTTGAATGAGAATACGATTAAAGCAGATGAACTGGACGACATACCTATCAAAGAATACTTTGCTGGTGTCGACTGGGGTTACGAGCACTATGGATCTATTGTGTTAATAGGACGAGGTATAGATGGTAACTTTTATTTTATTGAGGAGCACGCACACCAATTTAAGTTTATTGATGATTGGGTGGTTATTGCAAAAGATATTGTAAGTAGATATGGCAATATTAATTTTTACTGCGATACTGCACGACCTGAATACATCACTGAATTTAGAAGACATAGATTACGTGCAATTAACGCTGATAAAAGTAAACTATCGGGTGTAGAGGAAGTTGCTAAGTTGTTCAAACAAAACAAGTTACTTGTTCTTTATGATAATATGGATAGGTTTAAGCAAGAGGTATTTAAATATGTTTGGCACCCTACAAACGGAGAGCCTATAAAAGAATTTGATGACGTGTTGGACTCGTTAAGATATGCCATATACACACATACTAAACCTGAACGATTAAGGAGGGGGAAATGACATTGTATAAGTTAATAGATGATATTGAAGCACAAGGAATATTGCCTAAGCATATTGAGGCTCTAATAGAGTCACATAAAGACGATAGAGAGAGAATGGTTAATCTCTATAATAGATACAAGACACATATTGACTATGTACCAATATTCAAACGTCGACCAATTGAAGAAAAAGAAGATTTTGAAACTGGTGGAAATGTAAGGCGATTAGACGTGTCTGTTAATAACAAACTTAACAACTCTTTTGACAGCGAAATTGTTGATACACGTGTTGGTTATTTACATGGTGTTCCTGTTACTTATGATTTAGATGAAAACGCAGAAAAAAACGAAAAGTTGAAAAAGTTTATAACCAACTTTGCCATTAGAAATAGTGTTGATGATGAGGATTCTGAAATAGGTAAAATGGCAGCAATTTGCGGATATGGTGCTAGGTTAGCATATATTGATACGAATGGTGATATTAGGATTAAGAATATAGATCCCTATAATGTTATTTTTGTTGGCGACAATATTTTAGAACCTACATACTCATTGCGCTACTTTTATGAAAAAGATGATGATAATGGCACTGATTATGTGTACGCAGAGTTTTACGATAATGCTTATTATTATGTATTTCGAGGAGAAGGTATTGACGCTTTGCAAGAAGTTGGACGATATGAACATTTATTTGATTACAATCCATTGTTTGGTGTACCTAACAACAAAGAGATGATAGGAGATGCTGAAAAGGTTATTCACTTAATTGACGCATATGATTTAACAATGAGCGATGCATCAAGTGAGATTAGTCAGACACGTTTAGCATACCTTGTGTTACGCGGTATGGGTATGAGTGAAGAAATGATTCAAGAAACACAAAAGAGTGGCGCATTTGAGTTGTTCGACAAAGATATGGACGTTAAATACTTAACAAAAGATGTAAATGACACAATGATTGAGAACCATTTAGATCGAATCGAAAAGAATATCATGCGTTTTGCAAAGTCAGTAAACTTTAATTCTGACGAGTTTAACGGAAATGTACCTATCATTGGAATGAAACTTAAACTTATGGCTTTAGAGAACAAGTGTATGACGTTTGAGCGTAAGATGACAGCTATGTTGAGGTATCAATTCAAAGTTATTTTATCTGCATTAAAGCGTAAAGGGTACAACTTGGATGATGATAGTTATTTAAACCTGATATTTAAGTTCACTCGTAACATTCCAGTTAATAAGTTAGAAGAATCACAAGTGCTAATTAACCTGAAGGGACAAGTTTCAGAACGAACAAGGTTAGGACAATCACAACTAGTTGATGATGTTGATTACGAATTAGACGAAATGGAAAAAGAAAGTCTTGAATTTAATGACAAATTACCTGACATAGATGAAGGTGACGCAAATGACAAATCCCAAAATAACCAATCAGAATGATATTGATGAGTATATCGAGGGTTTAATCTCTAAAGCAGAAAAACCAATAGAACAACTATTTGCTAATCGACTTAAAGAGATAAAACAAATCATCGCAGATATGTTTGAGAAATATCAAAATGATGATGTGTATGTTACATGGACTGAATTCAATAAATACAACAGGCTCAATAAGGAGTTAACTCGTATAGGTACAATGTTGACTGATGACTATAGGCAAGTAGCTAAGATGATTCAGAAGTCACAAGAAGATGCTTATATAGAAAAATTCCTTATGAGCCTTTATTTATATGAAATGGCGAGTCAAACATCTATGCAGTTTGATGTTCCGAGTAAAGAGGTAATCAAATCAGCTATTGAACAACCTATTGAGTTCATTCGTTTAATGCCAACACTACAAAAACATCGTGATGAAGTATTGGAAAAGATACGTATGCATATTACACAAGGTATTATGAGTGGAGAGGGTTACTCTAAGATAGCTAAAGCAATACGTGATGATGTCGGCATGTCTAAAGCTCAATCATTGCGTGTGGCTCGTACAGAAGCAGGCAGAGCAATGTCACAAGCTGGACTTGATAGCGCAATGGTTGCTAAAGATAACGGTTTGAAGATGAAGAAACGTTGGCATGCTACTAAAGATACACGAACACGTGATACTCATCGTCATTTAGATGGGGAATCAGTGGAAATAGATCAGAATTTTAAATCAAGTGGGTGTGTTGGGCAGGCGCCCAAGCTATTTATTGGTGTAAACAGTGCGAAAGAGAATATTAATTGTCGTTGCAAATTACTTTATTATATTGATGAAAATGAATTGCCAACTGTAATGAGAGCACGTAAAGACGATGGTAAAAATGAAGTTATCCCATTCATGACTTATCGTGAGTGGGAAAAACACAAGAGGAAAAAGAAATAATGTATCTATCGACCTTAGCATGTCGTTAAACTGCTTTTTATTATGCACTTTTCGGACTGTTAGGGTACGCGAAGGGCAAAAAGGAGTTTTGATATATGAATATCGAAGAAGTTAAGTCTTTTTTTGAAGAACACAAAGACGATAAAGAAGTAAAAGATTATCTAAAGGGACTTAAGACGGTGTCTGTTGATGACGTTAAAGGCTTTTTAGATACAGAAGAAGGTAAACGATTCATTCAACCTGAATTAGATCGTTATCATTCGAAAGGATTAGAATCATGGAAAGAGAAAAATCTTGAGGATCTAATCGAACAAGAAGTACGGAAGCGTAATCCTGAGCAATCAGAAGAACAAAAACGTATTAGTGCTCTTGAACAAGAGTTAGAAAAACGCGACGCAGAGGCAAAACGTGAGAAGTTAAGAAGTAACGCGCTAGGTAAAGCGCAGGAACTAAATTTACCAACATCCTTAGTTGATAGATTTTTAGGCGATTCTGATGAAGATACTGAGCAAAACTTAAAAGCTTTAAAAGAAACCTTTGACAAGTATGTTCAAAAAGGTGTTGAGTCTAAATTTAAATCGAGTGGAAGAGATGTTAAAGAATCACGAAATCAAGATTTAGACCCTTCAAATGTAAAGTCCATTGAAGAAATGGCGAAAGAAATCAATATTAGAAAATAAAGTGAGGTAATAAAATATGGCAACTCCAACATACACGCCAGGCAATGTTATTTTATCGGATTTTAAAAACGGCGTTATTCCAGCAGAACAAGGTACTTTAATCATGAAAGACATTATGGCTAATTCAGCAATTATGAAATTAGCTAAAAATGAGCCAATGACAGCACAAAAGAAAAAATTTACTTACTTAGCAAAAGGTGTAGGCGCCTACTGGGTATCAGAAACGGAACGTATTCAAACTTCTAAGCCTGAATATGCACAAGCAGAAATGGAAGCTAAGAAAATTGGTGTAATTATTCCGTTATCAAAAGAGTTTCTTAAATGGACTGCAAAAGATTTCTTTAATGAGGTTAAACCTCTAATTGCAGAGGCATTTTACAAAGCGTTTGACCAAGCTGTTATCTTTGGTACTAAATCACCTTACAACACTTCAACTAGTGGTAAACCGCTTGTTGAAGGCGCAGAAGAGAAAGGTAACGTTGTTACAGATACTAATAATTTATACGTAGACCTTTCGGCATTAATGGCTACTATTGAAGATGAAGAGTTAGATCCAAACGGAGTATTAACTACACGTTCATTCAGAAGTAAAATGCGTAATGCTTTAGATGCTAATGACAGACCATTATTTGATGCTAACGGGAACGAGATTATGGGATTACCACTATCTTATACTGGAGCGGATGTATACGACAAAAAGAAATCGTTAGCACTAATGGGTGATTGGGATTACGCACGTTACGGTATCTTACAAGGTATTGAGTATGCAATTTCTGAAGATGCCACGTTAACGACGTTACAAGCATCAGATGCTTCTGGCCAACCAGTATCATTATTTGAACGTGATATGTTCGCTTTACGTGCGACGATGCATATTGCATACATGAACGTTAAACCAGAAGCGTTCGCAACGCTTAAACCAACTGAATAGGAGGAGATATGATGGCTAATCCTGCAGAAGAGATTAAGGTAAAAAAAGACAATATGACTATTACTGTTACAAAGAAGGCATTTGACTCTTATTACAGTCTTGTCGGTTACAAAGAGGTTAAATCACGTCGTACTACGTCTGATAAGAGCGAGTGATAAAAATGACTCTTTATGAAGATGTTAAACTTTTACTCAAGAAAAATGGAGTGGAAGTTAAAAGTGATGAAGAAGAAATATTTAAGATGGAAGTTGACGGAATACTAGAAGATGTTAGGGATATAACAAACAATGATTTTATGAAAGATGGTCAAGTCATTTATCCTTACTCAATCAAAAAGTATGTCGCAGATGTCCTAGAGTATTATCAACGACCTGAAGTTAAAAAGAATTTAAAGTCAAGAAGTATGGGGACAGTGTCGTACACTTATAACGATGGTGTCCCTGATTACATTAGTGGAGTATTAAACAGGTATAAACGAGCAAAGTTTCATCCGTTTAAACCAATAAGGTAGAGGTGTTGTTTGTGTTTAACCCATACGACGAATTCCCTCACACTATTTCTATTGGAAGTATCAAAAAAGTAGGAGAGTATCCAATTATACAAGAGCGCTTTGTAAGCGATAAAACAATTAAAGGATTTATGGATACGCCTACTACATCTGAACAACTAAAATTTCATCAAATGTCACAAGAATATGACAGAAACCTATATGTACCTTATGACTTGCCAATATCTAAAAACAATTTATTTGAGTATGAGGGTAGAATCTTTAGTATTGAAGGTGATTCTGTAGATCAGGGCGGACAACATGAAATTAAGTTACTACGACTTAAGCAGGTGCCATATGGCAAAAGTTAAGTACGGTGCTGATAGCATGGTTGTTGAATTGGATAAGTTCGATAAGAAAATAGAAGAGTGGGTTAAAAAAGGTATCGCTAAAACAACGATGAAGATATATAACACTGCTGTAGCATTAGCTCCTGCTGACTTAGGATTTTTGAAAGAAAGTATAGACTTTCGATTTGAGAACAACGGTCTAACAGGAGTTATCAATGTAGGTGCAGAATATAGTGTTTATGTTGAGTACGGCACAGGTATTTATGCCACTAAAGGTAGTCGCGCTAAAAAGATACCGTGGAGTTATAAAGACGCTAACGGTAAATGGCATACTACTAAAGGACAAGCGCCACAGCCGTTTTGGAACCCTGCAATTGACGCAGGACGCAAGACATTCGAGCAGTATTTTTCATAGAGGTGGTTAAATATGTGGGTATCAGTTGAACCTGAACTTACAAATCAAATATATAAAAGATTAATCTCAGACCCTAACATTAACAAAATAGTTGGTGATAGGGTCTTTGACGTTGTTCAAGATGACGCTGTTTACCCATATATTGTTGTGGGTGAATCAAACGTCACTAACAACGAATCTAGTGCAACAATGAGAGAAACAGTTGGTATTGTCATACATGTGTATTCACAGTTCGCTACACAATACGAGGCTAAGCTCATTTTAAGCGCAATAGGCTATGTGCTAAACAGGACTATAGAGATAGAAAATTACGAATTCCAATATAGCCGTATCGATAGTCAAGCAGTATTCCCTGATATAGACAGGTTTACTAAGCATGGCACGATACGGCTTTTATTTAAGTACAGACATAAAAAGAAAAACGAAGGAGTGTATTAAATGGCGCAAAAAAACTATTTAGCAGTTGTACGTCCAGCTGAAACTGACTTAGATCCAGTAGAATCTTTATTATTAGCTGACTTACAAGAAGGTGGACATACGATTGAAAATGATTTAGCTGAAATAGTACGAGGCGGTAAAACGGACTATTCTCCCAATTCAATGTCAGAATCATTTAAATTAACAATTGGTAATGTGCCTGGAGATAAAGGAATTGAAGCAGTGAAACACGCTGTACAAACAGGTGGACAGTTGCGTATATGGCTTTATGAGCGTAATAAACGTGCAGACGGTAAACATCACGGAATGTTTGGTTATGTTGTTCCAGAATCATTTGAAATGTCATTTGATGATGAAAGTGACAAAATCGAACTATCATTAAAAGTTAAATGGAATACAGCAGAAGGTGCTGAAGATAACTTGCCGAAAGAGTGGTTTGAAGCTGCAGGTGCGCCTACAGTTGAATACGAAAAATTCGGCGAAAAAGTCGGAACATTCGAGAATCAAAAGAAAGCTAGTGTTGTATCTGATTCACACACGGAAGACCATTCTATGTAAACTAATAGATCAAGGGGGCGTAAGCTCCCTATTTTTTTATAAAAAAATTGAAAAGAGGTATATATTTTGATTGAATTTAATCCAATTACAACATTAAAAATTAATGACGGAGAAAAAGATTACGAAGTAGAAGCAAAAGTAACATTTGCATTTGACCGAAAAGCTGAAAAATTCTCAGAAGATAGCGAAGATGGGAGAAAAGGAGCAATGCCAGGATTCAATGTTATCTTTAACGGTTTGCTAGAATCTAGAAACAAAGCGATTTTACAATTTTGGGAATGTGCTACTGCTTATTTAAAAAACCCACCAACTCGAGAACAATTAGAAAAAGCGATTGATGATTTCATCACTGAAAACGAGGATACTTTGCCGTTATTACAAGGGGCTTTGGACAAACTTAACAATAGTGGTTTTTTCAAGAGGGAGAGTCGCTCGTACTGGATGACATTGAACAAAGCACCGAATATGGCCAAAAGCGAGGACAAAGAAATGACGAAAGCAGGCATAGAAATGATGAAAGAGAATTACAAGGAAATCATGGGCGCAGAACCTTACACGATTACTCAAAAATAAGGCAACTGACAGCTAGATATTTAGGATATATCCCTGAACATGAATTGTTAGCACTAACACCTGCTGAATGGCGTGATTGGCTTATTGGTGGTCAGGATAGGTACCTAGATCAAAGACAATTATTAATTGAACAAGCGCAAGCTAACGGCTTAGTACAAGCTTCTAAGAGGCTAACTAGTATGATTCGTGACATTGAGAAACAACGTTACGAAATAAGAGAACCTGGTAGCTATGCTCGTGTACAAAAAGCTAGATTAGAAGAAGAAAAAAGAAGACGTGAACTCTTCAAAGAAGGCACAAGAAAATTCCTTGAATCGAAAGGAGGTTAGCCTTTGGATACTCATTTTATGGCAAAGATTATGGCCAATATTAGAGATTTCCAAAGCAACGTAAGGAAAGCTCAACGATTAGCAAAGACGTCTGTACCAAACGAAATTGAAACAGATGTAAAAGCAGATATTTCAAGATTCCAAAGAGCTTTACAACGCGCTAAAGCTATGGCGCAAAAATGGCGTGAACATAACGTTAAAATAGATGGTAATAATTCACCGTTAAAACGTGCAATTGCTAGTGCAAAAACGATGTTGGCCACGTTACACAACAAAACAATAAAAGTTAATTTCGATACGAGAGGTATGACAAAAACCCAAATTTTAACTAAGGCACTGAATCAGTCCTTAACTGATTATAGTGAGAAAATGGACGCGCTAGCTACTAAAATTCGTACATTTGGTACAATTTTTGCACAACAAGTTAAAGGCTTAATGATTGCTAGTATACAAGCATTGATACCAGTGATTGCCGGATTAGTACCTGCAATAATGGCAGTACTTAATGCGGTTGGTGTATTAGGTGGTGGCGTTTTAGGTTTAGTTGGCGCATTCTCTGTCGCAGGTCTTGGAGTTGTTGGCTTTGGTGCAATGGCTATTAGCGCTCTTAAAATGGTTGAAGATGGAACATTGGCAGTAACAAAAGAAGTTCAAAACTTTAGAGATGCGAGCGATCAGTTAAAAACTACATGGCGTGATATTGTTAAAGAGAATCAAGCAAGTATCTTTAATGCGATGTCAGCAGGTATCAGAGGCGTTACAAGTGCGATGTCTCAATTAAAACCATTCTTATCCGAAGTATCTATGCTAGTTGAAGCAAACGCACGCGAGTTTGAGAATTGGGTTAAACATTCCGAAACAGCTAAGAAAGCGTTTGAAGCATTGAATAGCATAGGTGGCGCAATCTTCGGAGATTTATTGAACGCTGCAGGACGATTTGGCGACGGATTAGTTAACATTTTCACTCAATTAATGCCGTTGTTCAAATTTGTGTCTCAAGGACTACAGAACATGTCTATAGCTTTCCAAAATTGGGCTAATAGTGTAGCTGGTCAGAATGCTATTAAAGCGTTTATTGACTACACTACCACTAACTTACCTAAGATTGGTCAGATATTTGGTAATGTGTTCGCTGGTATTGGTAATTTAATGATTGCTTTTGCACAAAACAGTTCCAACATTTTTGATTGGTTGGTTAAATTAACTTCTCAATTTAGAGCATGGTCAGAACAAGTAGGACAATCACAAGGGTTTAAAGACTTTATCAGTTATGTTCAAGAGAATGGTCCTACTATTATGCAGTTAATCGGTAATATCGTAAAAGCGTTAGTGGCATTTGGTACTGCAATGGCTCCTATAGCTAGTAAATTACTAGATTTCATTACTAATTTAGCTGGATTTATCGCCAAACTATTCGAAGCACACCCAGCAGTCGCTCAAATTATCGGTGTTATCGGTATTTTAGGTGGCGTATTTTGGGCTTTAATGGCTCCGATCGCAGCTGTTAGCAGTGTGTTAAGTAATGTGTTTAGTATGACTTTATTGAATGTTGTCAAAAGAATACTGGATTTAACTAGAATAACTGGGGTGGTAAGTAAAGCGTTCGGTTTATTGACTGGTGCTTTCACAAGTATTTCTTGGCCAATATTAGCAGTAGTTGCAGTCATTGGTGTATTCATTGGTATTCTTGTTTATTTATGGAAAACAAACGAGAATTTCAGAAAAACAATAACAGAAGCTTGGAACGGTATTAAAACAGCAGTTTCCGGTGCGATTCAAGGTGTAGTAGATTGGTTAACTCAATTGTGGGGCAAAATTCAATCAACATTACAGCCAATCATGCCTATATTACAAGTATTAGGACAAGTATTCATGCAAGTTTTAGGTGTTTTGGTAATAGGCATTATTACAAATGTTATGAATATCATACAAGGTTTGTGGACGTTAATTACAATTGCGTTCCAAGCCATAGGAACAGTGATATCCGTAGCTGTCCAAATCATAGTAGGTTTATTCACTGCTTTAATTCAGTTGCTTACTGGCGACTTCTCAGGTGCTTGGGAGACTATTAAAACTACGGTTACCAATGTACTTGATACGATTTGGCAATACATGCAATCAGTTTGGGAGTCAATTATCGGCTTTTTAACTGGCGTAATGAATCGAACGCTTTCAATGTTTGGTACAAGTTGGTCACAGATATGGAGTACAATCACTAATTTTGTTAGCAGTATTTGGAACACTGTTACAAGTTGGTTCAGTCGTGTTGCTTGGAGTGTGGCTGAAAAAATGGGACAAGCATTAAACTTTATTATCACAAAAGGTTCTGAATGGATTTCTAACATTTGGAATACAGTTACAAGTTTCGCGAGTAAAGTAGCTGATGGGTTTAAAAGAGTTGTCTCAAATGTAGGTGACGGTATGAGTGATGCACTTGGTAAGATTAAAAGTTTCTTCAGTGATTTCTTAAATGCCGGAGCGGAATTAATCGGCAAAGTAGCTGAGGGTGTAGCCAATGCTGCGCACAAAGTAGTCAGCGCGGTAGGCGATGCGATTTCATCAGCTTGGGACTCTGTAACTTCATTCGTAAGTGGACACGGTGGAGGTAGTAGCTTAGGTAAAGGTTTAGCGGTATCACAAGCAAAAGTAATTGCTACAGACTTTGGCAGTGCCTTTAATAAAGAGCTATCCTCTACTTTGACAGATAGTATAGTAAATCCTGTAAGTACTTCTATAGACAGACACATGACTAGCGATGTTCAACATAGCTTAAAAGAAAATAATAGACCTATTGTGAATGTAACGATTAGAAATGAGGGCGACCTTGATTTAATTAAATCACGCATTGATGACATGAACGCTATAGACGGAAGTTTCAACTTATTATAAGGGAGGTTTGTTAGTTGATAGCGCACGATATAGAAGTAATAAGGAATGGTTCACAGTATCGCGTCAGTGACAATCCTTTCACTTATAATCACTTGGAAGTAGTTGAATATAACGTTACAGGCGCAGGATATCATCGTAACTATTCTGATATAGAGGGTATTGATGGTAGATTTCATAATTACGCTAAAGAAGAACTTAAAAAAGTAGAGATTAAGATAAGGTATAAAGTACCTAAAATTGCTTATGCTTCACATTTAAAGTCAGACGTCCAAGCACTATTTGCTGGACGTTTTTATTTAAGGGAATTAGCTACACCAGACAATTCAATTAAGTATGAGCATATATTAGATATACCAAAAGACAAACAAGCATTTGAGCTTGATTATGTTGATGGACGACAACTTTTTGTAGGACTAGTAAGTGAAGTTTCTTTTGACACAACACAAACATCAGGGGAATTTTCTTTGTCGTTTGAAACAACCGAACTACCATACTTTGAAAGTGTCGGTTATAGTACTGATCTTGAAAGTAATAACGACCCTGAAAAATGGTCGGTACCTGATAGATTGCCTACAAACGAAGGTGATAAGAGGCGTCAAATGACATTTTACAACACTAACTCAGGAGAAGTTTATTATAACGGTGATGTTCCTTTAACACAGTTTAATCAGTTTAATGTTGTTGAAATAGAGTTAGCTGAAGATGTTAAAGCTAATGATAAGGATGGATTCACTTTCTATACAGATAAAGGAAATATCTCAGTTATTAAGGAAGTTGATTTAAAAGCCGGAGATAAAATAATCTTCGACGGTAAACATACCTATAGAGGTTATTTAAATATAGATTCTTTTAATAAAACTTTAGAACAACCGGTTTTATATCCAGGCTGGAATCGATTCAAGTCTAATAAAGTAATGAAACAAATTACATTTAGACACAAATTATATTTTAGATAAGGAGTAGCCTATGCCAATTTTATTAAAAAGTCTACAGGGTGTAGGGCACGCTATTAATGTTAGTACAAAGGTAAGTAAAAAGCTAAATGAAGATAGTTCTTTGGATCTAACTATTATCGAGAACGCGAGTACGTTTGACGCAATAGGTGCTATAACTAAAATGTGGACGATCACTCATGTTGAAGGTGAAGATGATTTCAACGAATATGTAATTGTCATACTTGATAAGTCTACTATTGGCGAAAAAATAAGGCTTGATATCAAAGCTAGGCAAAAAGAACTTGATGACCTTAACAATTCTAGGATTTACCAAGAGTATAACGAAAGTTTTACAGGCGTTGAGTTCTTCAATACTGTCTTTAAAGGAACGGGTTATAAGTATGTATTACATCCAAAAGTAGATGCATCTAAATTCGAGGGATTAGGCAAAGGAGATACACGATTAGAAATCTTTAAAAAAGGACTTGAGCGTTATCATCTCGAATATGAATACGATGCAAAGACTAAAACGTTTCATTTGTATGATGAATTATCTAAGTTTGCCAATTATTACATTAAAGCTGGTGTGAATGCTGATAACGTCAAAATACAAGAAGATGCATCTAAATGTTATACCTTTATTAAAGGTTATGGTGATTTTGATGGACAACAGACTTTTGCAGAAGCGGGACTACAAATTGAATTCACTCATCCATTAGCACAATTGATAGGTAAAAGAGAAGCGCCACCGCTTGTTGATGGACGTATTAAAAAAGAAGATAGTTTAAAAAAAGCAATGGAGTTATTGATAAAGAAAAGTGTCACTGCTTCTATTTCCTTAGACTTTGTAGCGTTACGTGAACATTTCCCAGAAGCTAACCCTAAAATAGGTGATGTTGTTAGAGTGGTGGATTCTGCCATAGGATATAACGACTTAGTGAGAATAGTCGAAATCACTACACATAGAGATGCGTACAATAATATCACTAAGCAAGATGTAGTATTAGGAGACTTTACAAGGCGTAATCGTTATAACAAAGCAGTTCATGATGCTGCAAATTATGTTAAAAGCGTAAAATCTACAAAATCCGACCCATCTAAAGAACTAAAAGCATTAAACGCAAAAGTTAACGCAAGTTTATCTATAAATAATGAATTGGTTAAGCAGAATGAAAAAATAAACGCTAAAGTCGATAAGATGAATACTAAAACAGTTACAACTGCTAATGGTACGATCATGTACGACTTTACTAGTCAATCAAGTATAAGAAACATCAAATCAATTGGAACGATTGGCGACTCTGTAGCTAGAGGGTCGCACGCAAAAACTAATTTCACAGAAATGTTAGGCAAGAAATTGAAAGCTAAAACGACTAATCTTGCAAGAGGTGGCGCAACAATGGCAACAGTTCCAATAGGTAAAGAAGCGGTAGAAAACAGCATTTATAGACAAGCAGAGCAAATAAGAGGAGACCTAATCATATTACAAGGCACTGATGATGACTGGTTACACGGTTATTGGGCAGGCGTACCGATAGGCACTGATAAAACGGATACAAAAACGTTTTACGGTGCCTTTTGTTCTGCAATTGAAGTTATTAGAAAGAATAATCCAGATTCAAAAATACTAGTGATGACAGCTACAAGACAATGCCCTATGAGTGGTACAACAATACGCCGTAAAGACACGGACAAAAACAAACTAGGGTTAACACTTGAGGACTATGTAAACGCTCAAATATTAGCTTGTAGTGAGTTAGATGTACCAGTGTTTGACGCATATCACACAGATTACTTTAAGCCATACAATCCAGCTTTTAGGAAAGCGAGCATGGAGGACGGCTTACACCCTAACGAAAAAGGTCACGAGGTTATTATGTACGAGTTAATCAAGGATTATTACAGTTTTTACGACTAAAGGAGGCAACCAATGGCTTACGGATTAATTACAAGTTTACATTCAATGACAGGTCGGAAAATAGTTGCTCAACATGAGTATAACTATCGCTTGTTAGATGAAGGTATGAGCAAACTTGAGAAAATGTTTATATACCATCAAAAAGAAGAAATATACGCACACTCAGCGAAACAAATTAAATACTTGAATGACAGTGTTGAAGATTATTTAACGTATTTAAATGGCCGTTTTAGCAATATGATTCTAGGCCATAACGGCGACGGTATCAATGAAGTAAAAGACGCGCGTATTGATAATACAGGTTATGGTCATAAGACATTGCAAGATCGTTTGTATCATGATTATTCAACACTAGATGCTTTCACTAAAAAGGTTGAGAAAGCTGTAGATGAAAACTATAAAGAATATCGAGCTACAGAATACCGATTCGAACCAAAAGAGCAAGAACCGGAATTCATCACAGATTTATCGCCATATACTAACGCAGTAATGCAATCATTTTGGATAGACCCTAGAACGAAAATTATTTATATGACGCAAGCTCGTCCAGGTAATCATTACATGTTATCTAGATTGAAGCCCAACGGACAATTTATTGATAGATTGCTTGTTAAAAACGGCGGTCACGGTACACACAATGCGTATAGATACATTGATGGAGAATTATGGATTTATTCAGCTGTATTGGACAGTAACAAAAACAACAAGTTTGTACGTTTCCAATATAGAACTGGAGAAATAACTTATGGTAATGAAATGCAAGATGTCATGCCGAATATATTTAACGACAGATATACGTCAGCGATTTATAATCCTATAGAAAATTTAATGATTTTCAGACGTGAATATAAAGCTTCTGAAAGACAAGCTAAGAATTCATTGAATTTCATTGAAGTAAGAAGTGCTGATGATATCGATAAGGGTATAGACAAAGTATTGTATCAAATGGATATACCTATGGAATACACTTCAGATACACAACCTATGCAAGGTATCACTTATGATGCAGGTATCTTATATTGGTATACAGGTGATTCGAATACAGCCAACCCTAACTACTTACAAGGTTTCGATATAAAAACAAAAGAATTGTTATTTAAACGACGTATCGATATTGGTGGTGTGAATAATAACTTTAAAGGAGACTTCCAAGAAGCTGAGGGTCTAGATATGTATTACGATCTAGAAACAGGACGCAAAGCGCTTTTAATAGGGGTAACTATTGGACCTGGTAACAACAGACATCACTCAATTTATTCCATCGGCCAAAGAGGTGTTAACCAATTCTTAAAAAACATTGCACCTCAAGTATCGATGACTGATTCAGGCGGACGTGTTAAACCGTTACCAATACAGAACCCAGCATATCTAAGTGATATTACGGAAGTTGGTCATTACTATATCTATACGCAAGACACACAAAATGCGTTAGATTTCCCGTTACCGAAAGCGTTTAGAGATGCAGGTTGGTTCTTTGATGTACTGCCTGGACACTATAATGGTGCTCTAAGACAAGTACTTACCAGAAACAGCACAGGTAGAAATATGCTTAAATTCGAACGTGTCATTGACATTTTCAATAAGAAAAACAACGGAGCATGGAATTTCTGTCCGCAAAACGCCGGTTATTGGGAACATATCCCTAAGAGTATTACAAAATTATCAGATTTAAAAATCGTTGGTTTAGATTTCTATATCACTACTGAAGAATCAAACCGATTTACTGATTTTCCTAAAGACTTTAAAGGTATTGCAGGTTGGATATTAGAAGTAAAATCGAATACACCAGGTAACACAACACAAGTATTAAGACGTAATAACTTCCCGTCTGCACATCAATTTTTAGTTAGAAACTTTGGTACTGGTGGCGTTGGTAAATGGAGTTTATTCGAGGGAAAGGTGGTTGAATAATGGTAGTAGATAATTTTTCGAAAGATGATAACTTAATCGAGTTACAAACAACATCACAATATAATCCGGTTATTGACACAAACATCAGTTTCTATGAATCAGATAGAGGAACTGGTGTTTTAAATTTTGCAGTAACTAAGAATAACAGACCGTTATCTATAAGTTCTGAACATGTTAAAGCATCTATCGTGTTAAAAACCGATGATTATAACGTAGATAGAGGCGCTTATATTTCAGACGAATTAACGATAGTAGACGCAATTAATGGGCGTTTGCAGTATGCGATACCGAATGAATTTTTAAAACATTCAGGCAAGGTGCATGCTCAGGCATTCTTTACACAAAACGGGAGTAATAATGTTGTTGTTGAACGTCAATTTAGCTTCAATATTGAAAATGATTTAGTTAGTGGGTTTGATGGTATAACAAAGCTTGTTTATATCAAATCTATTCAAGATACTATCGAAGCTGTCGGTAAAGACTTTAACCAATTAAAGCAAAATATGGCTGATACACAAACGTTAATAGCAAAAGTGAATGATAGTGCGACAAAAGGCATTCAACAAATCGAAATCAAGCAAAACGAAGCTATACAAGCTATTACTGCGACGCAAACTAGTGCAACACAAGCTGTTACAGCTGAAGTCGATAAAATAGTTGAAAAAGAGCAAGCGATTTTTGAACGTGTTAACGAAGTTGAACAACAAATCAATGGCGCTGACCTTGTTAAAGGTAATTCAACAACAAATTGGCAAAAGTCTAAACTTACAGATGATTACGGTAAAGCAATCGAATCGTCTGAGCAGTCCATAGATAGCGTTTTAAGCACAGTTAACACATCTAGGATTATTCATATCACTAGCGCGACAGATGCGCCCTCATTTAAAGATATAGGTACTGTCGATACACCTAAAGAAGATGGCGTTGACGATGGTTCAGATATTCCGGTAGCTCCTAACACTTTAGGAAAATCAGGCGTGTTAGTTGTCTATGTTGTTGATGATAGTACGGCACGTGCAACATGGTATCCAGATGATTCAAACGACGAATATACAAAATATAAAATTAGTGGCACATGGTACCCGTTTTATAAAAAAAATGACGGCGATTTAACTAAGCAATTCGTCGAAGAAACATCAAACAACGCTTTAAATCAAGCCAAGCAGTATGTAGATAATAAATTCGGAACAACGAGTTGGCAACAACATAAGTTAACTGAGCCTAACGGCCAATCAATACAAGTTAACTTGAATAATGCGCAAGGCGATTTGGGATATTTAACTGCTGGTAATTACTATGCAACAAGAGTGCCGGATTTACCAGGTAGTGTTGAAAGTTATGAGGGTTATTTATCGGTATTCGTTAAAGACGATACAAACAAGCTATTTAACTTCACGCCTTATAACTCTAAAAAGATTTACACACGATCAATCACAAACGGCAGACTTGAGCAACAGTGGACAGTTCCTAATGAACATAAATCAACGGTATTGTTCGACGGTGGCGCAAATGGTGTAGGTACAACAATCAATCTAACTGAACCGTACACAAACTATTCTATTTTGTTGGTAAGTGGAACTTATCCAGGTGGCGTTATTGAGGGATTCGGACTAACCGCATTACCTAACGCGATTCAATTGAGTAAAGCGAATGTAGTTGACTCAGACGGCAACGGTGGCGGTATTTATGAGTGCTTACTATCCAAAACAAGTAGCACTACTTTAAGAATAGATAACGATGTGTACTTTGATTTAGGTAAAAAATCAGGTTCTGGAGCGAATGCCAACAAAGTTACTATAACTAAAATTATGGGGTGGAAATAATGAAAATCACAGTAAACGATAAAAACGAAGTTATCGGATTCGTTAATACTGGCGGTTTACGCAATAGTTTAGATGTAGATGATAACAATGTGCCTATTAAATTTAAAGAAGAGTTCGAACCTAGAAAGTTTGTTTTCACTAACGGCGAAATTAAATACAATAGCAATTTCGAAAAAGAAGACGTACCGAATGCATCAAAACAACAAAGTGAATCAGATTTGAGTGATGAAGAACTTCGTGGAATGGTTGCAAGTATGCAAATGCAGATGACGCAAGTGAACATGTTGACAATGCAATTGACGCAACAAAACGCTATGTTAACACAACAGTTGACTGAACTGAAAACTAACAAAACAAGTACTGAGGGGGACGTTTAAATAATGAAGATGATTTATCCAACTTTTAAAGACATTAAAACTTTTTATGTTTGGGGTTGCTATAAAAATGAGCAAATTAAGTGGTACGTAGACATGGGTGTAATCGACAAAGAAGAATATGCATTGATCACTGGTGAAAAATATCCAGAGGCAAAAGATGAAAAGTCACAGGTGTAATGCTTGAGGCTTTTTAATTTAACACAAAGTAGGTGGCGTAATGTTTGGATTTACCAAACGGCACGAACATGAATGGCGAATTAGAAGATTAGAAGAGAATGATAAAACAATGCTTAGCACTCTCAATGAGATTAAATTAGGTCAAAAAACTCAAGAGCAAGTTAACATTAAATTAGATAAAACTTTAGATGCTATCCAGAGGGAAAGACAGATAGACGAAAAAAATAAGAAAGAAAACGACAAAAATATACGCGATATGAAAATGTGGATTCTCGGTTTGATAGGGACTATCTTCAGTACGATTGTCATAGCTTTACTAAGAACTATTTTTGGTATTTAAAGGAGGTGATTACCATGCTTAAAGGGATTTTAGGATATAGCTTCTGGGCGTGCTTCTGGTTTGGTAAATGTAAATAACAGTTAAGAGTCAGTGCTTCGGCACTGGCTTTTTATTTTGATTGAAATGAGGTGCATACATGGGATTACCTAACCCAAAGACTAGAAAGCCTACAGCTAGTGAAGTGGTGGAGTGGGCAAAGTCGAATATTGGTAAGAGGATTAATATAGATAATTATCGGGGCAGTCAATGTTGGGATACACCTAACTTTATTTTTAAAAGATATTGGGGTTTTGTAACATGGGGCAATGCTAAGGATATGGCTAATTACAGATATCCTAAGGGTTTCCGATTCTATCGTTATTCATCTGGATTTGTACCGGAACCTGGAGACATCGCAGTTTGGCACCCTGGCAACGGAATAGGTTCGGACGGACACACCGCAATAGTAGTAGGACCATCTAATAAAAGTTATTTTTATAGCGTTGACCAAAACTGGGTTAATTCTAATAGTTGGACAGGTTCTCCAGGAAGATTAGTAAGACACCCTTATGTAAGTGTTACAGGCTTTGTTAGGCCTCCATACTCAAAAGATACTAGCAAACCTAGTAGTACTGATACAAGTTCAGCATCAAAAGCCAATGACTCAACAATTACTGGCGAAGCGAAGAAACCGCAATTTAAAGAAGTTAAAACAGTAAAATACACTGCTTACAGCAATGTTTTAGATAAAGAAGAGCACTTCATTGATCATATAGTTGTAATGGGTGATGAACGCTCAGATATTCAAGGATTATATATAAAAGAATCAATGCATATGCGTTCTGTAGACGAACTGTATACGCAAAGAAATAAGTTTATAAGCGATTATGAAATACCGCATTTATATGTCGATAGAGAGGCTACATGGCTTGCTAGACCAACCAATTTTGATGACCCGCGTCACCCTAATTGGCTAGTTATTGAAGTATGTGGTGGTCAAACAGATAGCAAACGACAATTCTTATTGAATCAAATACAAGCGTTAATACGTGGTGTTTGGTTATTGTCAGGGATTGATAAAAACTTATCTGAAACGACGTTAAAGGTAGACCCTAATATTTGGCGTAGTATGAAAGATTTAATTAATTACGACTTGATTAAGCAAGGTATACCGGATAACGCAAAGTATGAGCAAGTTAAAAAGAAAATGCTTGAGACGTATATTAAACGAGATATATTGACACGAGAAAATATTAAAGAAGTAACGACAAAAACGACAATACGAATTAGTGATAAAACATCGGTCGACAGTGCATCCAGAAGAGGACCCACTGCATCAGACGAAAAACCAAGCATCGTTACTGAAAAAAGTCCGTTCACGTTCCAGCAAGCACTGGATAGACAAATGTCTAGGGGTAACCCGAAAAAATCTCATACATGGGGCTGGGCTAATGCAACACGAGCACAAACGAGCTCAGCAATGAATGTTAAGCGAATATGGGAAAGTAACACACAATGCTATCAAATGCTTAATTTAGGCAAGTATCAAGGCATTTCAGTTAGTGCGCTTAACAAAATACTTAAAGGAAAAGGAACGCTCGACGGACAAGGCAAAGCATTCGCGGAAGCTTGTAAGAAAAACAACATTAACGAAATTTATTTGATCGCGCACGCTTTCTTAGAAAGTGGATACGGAACAAGTAACTTCGCTAGTGGTAGATACGGTGCATATAATTACTTCGGTATTGGTGCATTCGACAACGACCCTGATTATGCAATGACGTTTGCTAAAAATAAAGGTTGGACATCTCCAGCAAAAGCAATCATGGGCGGTGCTAGCTTCGTAAGAAAGGATTACATCAATAAAGGTCAAAACACATTGTACCGAATTAGATGGAATCCTAAGAATCCAGCTACCCACCAATACGCTACTGCTATAGAGTGGTGCCAACATCAAGCAAGTACAATCGCTAAGTTATATAAACAAATCGGCTTAAAAGGTATCTACTTCACAAGGGATAAATATAAATAAAGAGGTGTATAAATGTACAAAATAAAAGATGTTGAAACGAGAATAAAAAATGATGGTGTTGACTTAGGTGACATTGGCTGTCGATTTTACACTGAAGATGAAAATACAGCATCTATAAGAATAGGTATCAATGACAAACAAGGTCGTATCGATCTAAAAGCACATGGCTTAACACCTAGATTACATTTGTTTATGGAAGATGGCTCTATATTCAAAAATGAGCCCCTTATTATCGACGATGTTGTAAAAGGTTTCCTTACCTACAAGATACCTAAAAAGGTTATCAAACACGCTGGTTATGTTCGCTGTAAGCTGTTTTTAGAGAAAGAAGAAGAAAAAATACATGTCGCAAACTTTTCTTTCAATATCGTTGATAGTGGTATTGAATCTGCTGTAGCAAAAGAAATCGATGTTAAATTGGTAGATGATGCTATTACGAGAATTTTAAAAGATAACGCGACAGATTTATTGAGCAAAGACTTTAAAGAGAAAATAGATAAAGATGTCATTTCTTACATCGAAAAGAATGAAAGTAGATTTAAAGGTGCGAAAGGTGATAAAGGCGAACCGGGACAACCTGGTGCGAAAGGTGATACAGGTAAAAAGGGAGAACAAGGCACACCCGGTAAAAACGGTACTGTAGTATCAATCAATCCTGACACTAAAATGTGGCAAATTGATGGTAAAGATACAGATATCAAAGCAGAACCTGAGTTATTGGACAAAATCAATATCGCAAATGTTGAAGGGTTAGAAAATAAATTGCAAGAAGTTGAAAAAATCAAAGATACAACTCTCAACGACTCTAAAACGTATACGGATTCAAAAATTGCTGAACTAGTTGATAGCGCGCCTGAATCTATGAATACATTAAGAGAATTAGCAGAAGCAATACAAAACAACTCTATTTCAGAAAGTGTATTGCAACAGATTGGCTCAAAAGTTAGTACAGAAGATTTTGAGAGATTCAAGCAATCATTAAACAGTTTGTATGCAGATAAAAATCATAGTCATACAATCAAACAGATTGAAGGATTAGAAAATGCTTTATCAAAAAAATCAGACATAAATCACAGTCATGATGAACGTTATCTTTTATCATCAAATGCTTTTACAAAAGAGGAAGCAGATAAACTTTATCAACCTATCGGTTCTTCGCAGCCGTCACTGAATATTTGGACAGGCAGTGAAACAGAATATAATTATTTGTATCAAAAAGACCCTAATACACTTTACTTAATTAAGGGGTGATTTTTATGGAAGGTAATTTTAGAAATGTAAAGAAGTTTATTTACGAAGGTGAAGAATATACAAAAGTATATGCTGGAAATATCCAAGTATGGAAAAAGCCTTCATCTTTTGTAATTAAACCCTTACCTAAAAATAAATATCCGGATAGCATAGAAGATTCAACAGCAAAATGGACAATAAATGGAGTTGAACCTAATAAAAGTTATCAGGTGACAATAGAAAATGTACGTAGCGGTATAATGAGGATTTCGCAAACTAATTTAGGGTCAAGTGAATTAGGAATATCAGGAGTCAATAGCGGAGTTGCAAGTAAAAATATCAACTTTAGTAATCCTTCAGGGACGTTGTATGTCACTATAAGTGATGTTTATTCAGGATCTCCGACATTGACCATTGAATAATTTTAAACGACTAATTTTTTAGTCGTCTTTTTATTTTGGGTAAAAGGAGATAAGAATATGATTAATTGGAAAATTAGAATGAAACAAAAATCATTTTGGGTAGCGATATTGTCAGCTATCTTTTTATTTGCTCAAAACATCGCAAAAGCTATTGGGTATGATATCCAAGTTTATACAGAGCAATTAACAGACGGTTTAAACGCTATATTAGGATTTTTAGTATTAACTGGTGTGATTCAAGACCCGACT